TCAGAGGGGGTGGCCCTAAATCTGAACAGACAAGATTAAAAACAAGTTTATCTTTGAAAGGCAAACCAATGGTTAATAATATGAAAAAAGTAGAAAAATATTCATTTAATAATATATTAATAGAAGAATTTAATAGCCAAATAGAAGCAGCAGCTAGTGTTAATTCAAAACAAAGTGCTGCTATAAGTGAATGTTGTAAAAATAAAAGAAAAAGTTATAAAGGATTTATTTGGAAATACAAAGAAAAATAATTATATTAAATAAAAAATTATAAAGTTATGAAGGAAGGACATATTCCTAAAGACCAAAGAAAAAAGATACTTCTTTTGTGCGACGACATTAGAATGACATCTGGTATATCCACGATGGCTCGTGAAATCGTTGTAGGTACAGCTCATCACTACAATTGGGTAAACATAGGTGGGGCTATTAACCACCCAGATGCTGGTAAACGATTTGATATTAGTGTTGATACTGGTAAACATGCTGAAATAGATGATGCTAGTGTGTTTCTATATCCATCAAATGGCTATGGTGATGCAATGTTTTTAAAACAAATAATGCAAATTGAAAAACCAGATGCAATCATGATGTTTACAGATCCAAGATATTGGGTTTGGTTATTTCAAATGGAACATGAAATTAGAAAACACATACCAATGATTTATCTAAACATTTGGGATGACTTACCTTATCCAATGTATAATAAATCGTTCTATGAATCATGTGATACCTTACTTGCAATTAGTAAACAAACAAAAAACATTAATGAATGTGTATTAGGAGCAGAAATATCAGCTGAAAAAGTTATTAAGTATGTTCCACATGGTATCAATGAAAAATTCTTCTTCCCTATAACAACTGAACACCCAGAATATCTTGCATTACAAGACTTTAAAAAACAATTATATAAAGATAAAGAATATGACTTTACTTTATTATATAATGCAAGAAATATTCGCCGTAAATCAGTTCCTGATTTAATGTTAGCATGGAAAATATTCGTTGATGAATTACCAGAAGACAAAGCAGCTAAAACAGCTTTAGTATTACATACTCAAGTAGTAGATGAAAATGGAACGGATTTAGAAGCAGTAAGACAAATGTTATTTGGTAATGAAAAGAAATACAACATCATATTTGATGAAGGAAAATATCCATCTAACGTTATGAATTTACTTTATAATGCTACAGACGGATGTGCTTTAGTATCAAGTAACGAAGGATGGGGATTATCATTAACTGAAGCTAGAATGTGTGGTAAACCAATTATAGCAACAGTAACAGGTGGTATGCAAGACCAAATGCGATTTGAGGATGAGAATGGTAAGTGGATTGATTTCACGCCTGAATTTGGATCTAACCATAGAGGTAGATATAAGAAACATGGTAAATGGGCTTATCCCGTATTTCCAAGTAATATATCATTACTAGGATCAGTACCAACACCTTATATCTTTGACGATAGAGCAGAACCATTTGATATAGCTGAAGCAATTGATGATTTATATCAAGTAAAAACAAAACATCCTGAATTATATAAAGAACAATGTGATGCTGCTTATGAATGGGTTATATCAGATGAATCAATGCAATCAGCAAGATGGATGTGTAAAAATGTGATTGACGGAATTGATGAGACATTTGCTAAATGGCAACCACGATATAAATATGAATTAATTCAAGTAGAAACACCTAAACAACCTAAACATTACGTTAAATATCCAATCGCAAAATATAAATAAGTTATATGAAACCATTATTTTTTATAAGCGCGCCAGTTGATACGTGGAGTGGATATGGAGCGCGCAGTAGGGACATTGTAAAAGCTCTTATCAAATCGGATAAATACGATATCAAGATTATACCACAAAGATGGGGAGCGACTCCATTTGGGTTTTTACAAGAGGATAATCCGGAACATAAACAGATTTTAGATTTATGTTGGAACCAACCCCAACTACCAAGACAACCAGATGTTTGGATGCAAATTACTGTACCAAATGAATTTCAACCTGTTGGTAAATTTAATATAGGTGTTACAGCCGGTATTGAAACTACAATATGCGCTCCTGAGTGGATTGAAGGTGTTAATAGAATGGATTTAACTTTAGTATCATCTGAACATGCTAAAAATGTATTTAAGACATCTGAATTTGAACAGCGTGATCAAAATTCAAATCAAGTAATTAAAAAAATCAAATTAGAAAAACCAGTAGAGGTACTATTTGAAGGTGTTGATACTAATATATTTAAAGTATTAGATAAAACATTTTCAAGTGAATTACATAATGTATTAGATACAATTGATGAAGATTTTAATTTCTTATTCGTTGGTCATTGGTTACAAGGTAATATAGGACAAGATAGAAAAGATACAGGTATGTTAGTTAAAACATTCCTTGAAACATTTAAAGGCAAAGGTAAAAAACCTGGTTTAATCCTTAAAACATCATCCGCTACCTACTCTATTATGGATAGAGATGAAATATTAGAAAAAATAAATAAAATACGTACTTTTGTAGGTGATGATGATTTGCCTAATATCTATCTACTACATGGTGAATTAAGTGATGAAGAAGTAAATGAATTATATAACCACCCAAAAGTAAAAGCACATGTTACATTTACTAAAGGTGAAGGATATGGTAGACCGTTACTTGAAGCCTCAGTAAGCCAAAAACCAGTAATTGCTCCTGCATATAGTGGACATTTAGATTTCCTTAATCCCGAAATGTCAACATTACTCCCAGGACAAATAACACAAATAGATCGTTCAGCAGTAGTACAAAATATGTTAATACCTGAAAGTGGATGGTTTACAGTTGATTATAAAAAGGCAGCTGACGTATTAGAAGATGTTTATAAAAATTCTAAAAAATATAGTGAGGGAGCAAAAAGACAATCGTATCGTTCACGTACAGAATTTAGTTTAGAGAAAATGGGTGAAAAATTAATTGAATTAATTGATAATAAAATCCCAAAATCAGTTGAACTTAAATTACCTCAACTAAAGAAAATTGAATTACCACAACTTAAAAAAGTAGAATAATGACTGAAAAATTAGTAGATTGTACTAGATGCGGTTCAAACGCTTGTAGTGAAATAACAAACGACAGAATAACCATTTGGATTTGTATGGGTTGTGGATTTACAGCTAACAACACCATCAACGATAAAAATGTATCTGAAATGGAAGTAACCCTTCCAGAACTGTATAAGGCACTTAAATACAAAGATGAAGGTGGAAAATATTGGTACCCAAACAGTGTAGTATTAGAAGATAAATCGATGGTATTTGCTGAAGGAACATCAGTAGAAGACTGGAAATGGTCAGCTGTACAATCTAAAGATGGTAAACCAGATATGACAACTAAAAAAGAATATCCTGAACGTGAGTTTATGGATGCTTTAGAATATATAGGTTACTTTAATCAAAAATAATGTTATGCCCTCAATTAGTTATGCAATTACAGCATGTAATGAACATGAAGAATTAGAACGTCTATTATTCATCCTAGACCAAAATATCCAGGATATAGATGAAGTAGTAATTCAACTTGACACTACTGCAACTGAAGAGGTAAAAGAGGTATGTTACAAATATCCTGCTTTCACATTATGGGAATTTCCATTAAATAGAGATTTTGCATCGTTTAAAAATCATCTTAAAAGTAAATGTACTAGAGATTATATTTTCCAAATTGATGCTGATGAATATCCTTCATATATTTTAATTGGTAATCTACCTCAAGTATTAGAATTAAATCCTGATGTAGAACTATTTAGAGTTCCACGTGTTAATAAAGTTGAAGGCTTAACTCAAGACCATATTCAACGATGGAGATGGTATGTTAATCCAGAAGGATGGGTTAATTATCCTGATTTTCAAATGCGTATAATTAAAAACTTACCTGAAATAGAATGGAAAAATAAGGTACATGAAGTAATAATAGGTGCTAGAGTAGTAGCTGATTTACCAAATGGATTTGAATTAATTCATCCTAAAACAATTGAACGACAAGAAAAACAAAATAGTTATTATGACACCTTACAAAACATTAGATGATATTGCTATCAAATATGGGACCGATAAAAGTTCATTAATTCATAACTATTGTGTTAAGTATGAGAAATATTTACCATTCAAACGAGAAGATTCTATAAAATTATTAGAAATAGGAGTTCTTAAAGGAGGCTCTTTATCAACTTGGAGTGAGTATTTTCCTAATTCAACTATTATAGGGGTAGATATTAATCCTAGTTGTAAACAATATGAAAAAGATAATATTAAAATAGAAATTGGTTCTCAAGTTGATAAAGATTTTCTTAAAACAGTAATTGAAACATATGGTCCTTTTGATATGATATTAGATGATGGTTCACATTTGCAAAGTCATATGATAAAATCATTTGAAATTCTATTTCCCCATGTTAAACAACAAGGAGTTTATATTGTTGAAGATACTTGCTGCTCTTATTGGGATGAATATGAAGGTGATGAAGGTGATGTGATGACAATAGTGATGAAGGTAATGGTAATGGTGATGGTGATGG